GCAAAATCCTTTGTGAATTAAAAATAATTTCCCATATTTGTAACGCTTACATAAACTCAAGAGTGCACAAGATGCACCATTATTGGTGCTTTTTTTGTGTCGGAAATTGAACATACGAACGGGTAACCCTGTGGCGTTGCTGTAATGGCGCGCCAACCTCTTGAGTAAAGATGTAAGCAGCAGGTAGTACCCGTTCGTTTTTTTGTTTTATTAAATGCTTACATCTATGAAAAAACAATCGCTTCCGGAAACGGATTATCAAACTCGCTGCATCGAAACCGAGCGAAAAGCGCAAGATTTCGAAAGCGCCTACTTCAAGGCCGAAGAGCGCTATTCCAACCTAATGGACGCCTATATCAAACTACAAGGTTACTATCTTGAATTGCTGGGCGCTGAAAAATCACCCCGCAACAAAATCAAAGAGATCGACCCGTTTATTCTGGTCAAGATGGGCCGCGGGATGAATATCGCTCAATGTAAATAGACCAACAGCTATGAACAATATACAAATCTTCAATAATGAACAGTTCGGGCGTGTACGGATTATTATGTCCGACGAAAACAAGCCGATGTTTCTTGCGAATGATGTAGCGAGATCATTAGGATATATGCGGACAGCGGATGCAATTTCAACACATTGTAAAGGGGTCGCCATTTTGCCGACCCCTACCGATGGCGGCATTCAAAGGGTGAAATACATCCCCGAATCCGACGTTTACCGTCTTGTCATGCGGTCGAAGCTCCCGCAGGCCGAACAGTTCCAGGACTGGGTATGCGATGAAGTTCTCCCCGCGATCCGCAAGACTGGCGGATATATGTCAGCCAAAGAGACGGATACGCCCGAAATGATAATGGCACGTGCCGTGCTGGTAGCCAATGACACTATAGCCCGCCAGAAGCAACAGTTGGAGCAGGCACACAAGCAGGTCGCAGCGCTCGCCCCGAAAGCCGAACTAATGGATAAAGTACTGGACACAGACCAGAAGATCGACGTCGGGCAGGCGGCAAAGATTTTGAACCTTCCCTTCGGCCGCAACACGCTCTTTCAACGGCTCCGTGAACGCGGCATATTCTTCTGCAATCGCAATGAGCCTAAGCAAGAGTATATTAACCGTGGTTATTTCGAGTTAAAGGAGAAGTTAATAGATCGCAACAACCACGAATCGTTCACGGTTATAAAAGTCCTCGTGACGCAGAAAGGGTTGGATTTCCTCGCAAGACAATTCGAAGTAGTCCAAACGCCAAAGAAGATGGCACCGATAAAGTAACCCCCGTATACCACTATTTCCACACCACGTTGGGGGCGCCTCGCAGAAATGCGGGGCGTTTTTATTCCCTTCCTTCCAACCTCACTACAAAGTGTAGTTAACTACATCCTAACGGTGTAGTGTAGGAGGGTAAAAAAGTCAGAGAAAAATTTGCATTTTGCTAATACGTGCATTATATTTGCAGCACGAATAAGATATAGACGTACGGGTCTATCCGTATAATGTGTAAATGAAAACAACTGTATAGAGCCCTAAATAGTTATTTTAGGGCTCAATTTTTTTAGCTACTAACTACACTAAATTTATGGCTGCAAATAAATTTTTCCAGCAAGAGCTTTTTAAATTCTCCATTTTCCCAAAATATCAAAGTTGCATTGATGATTTGGCTACAAATCTTGCCGACCCAGAGGAGTGGGACTTTTCAGATGACAAGAGAAAAAGTCACTCTATACTGAAAAATTATTTAGAACACATCTTCCGAAAATTGAGAGCAGAAAACAAAATCTGCTTTACAGCCAATAACGAGTATTGCTGCTTCAATACTGGGCTTGTCACTAAAAACCTGGAAGAAATATTTGCCTTCTTCTTCAAAAATAAAAATCAAGGTGAAGGAGTTCCGCCCTATGTTTTTAAATGTTTTTGCAAAAAAAGCGATGGTGCATTATTGCGAACATTTAAATCATCTTTGCCCAAGATAGCAGATTTTTTTCAAAAACCCGAAGACTTACTTTTTAATCCCAACTGCGAACTTATTCCCGATATAGATCATATCATCCAAGATAACCTAAGTCGTTTCCCAGCTGCTATGCAAGGGAGTGGTGATGCTGAAATTCGTCGCCGGTTGGAAGGGGCTATTGATGAAGCTCGTAAAAAAGTGAGAACGAACTATAAAACTGCGGTGCCCCAATTCTATGGCAATAGGATTCAACTATTGTTGCCACTATGTTTAACTCCCAACTCCCCCAATCCTGATTTAGCATTGGTTGTACATAAAATTGAAAATAACACATATACCGCACGCACATGTCTGACGCTTAAAATGGCTTATAATAATGCCCGATTAATTGTTAAGCCTCAGAGCACATGGTTAAAACCGTAAAATCATACGTAATTTAATACTGCCATTGTATTATGACTAAAGTAGGGAGAAATCCCTGCTTTTTTATTGATATTTTTACAGCTCCCCATTGTTATTAAAATGCACAGTCACACATTTGCACAGAGGCTTGAGGAATCGCCGAGCCCTTGATGCAAATGATTATTTACTCTCCGACAGGAACAGAAATATTGGACGCGCCAGTCACCAAAGAGGCTATCATCAAATATGTCCTCATGGGAGACTACTATATCGAGCTGCCCTTTAATCTCCTTGAACCAACGACATTTGCTCGTGGTTCCTACATCACATATAAAGGCCGCAAGTTCGAGATTATGTCCACGGTGCGCCCGGAGTTCGACAACAAGACCGGCGGCTATAAATACACTCTCAAATTCGAGGCTCAGCAAAACCACATGAAGCGTTTCGTATGCTTCTGGCTGGGTGGGGACAATCCCGAAGCCGTATTTCACAACACCACAGACCTCGAATCTTTCGCGGCGTTGATCGTCGCCAACATGAACAAGCAGCTCGGAGGCGAAAACTGGCAGGTAGGCACGATCACCGTTGACAATCCTAAAGCTACGAAGCTTGTATCGTTCAATGGCGATAAGTGCTGGGACATCCTCAATACGATTGCCGAAACCTTTGAGACGGAATGGTGGACAGAGGAAAACGGCGACCTCGTATCGTTATGCTTTGGCAAACTGGACTTCGGATCCCCCGAAGAGTTCAGACAGGGGAATGTAGTGAAAAACATTCCCGCAAAGAAAGGGGATGATTCGAGCTACGGCACCCGGTTCTACGTCTTTGGCTCTACTCGCAATCTTACAAGCGACTATGGGCAAGCTCCGCAAGGAGGTGAAACGAATCATGTATCTGAAATTCGGCTTCGCCTGCCGGACGGACAGCGGTATATCGACGCAATACCCGGTATTTCGGGAAGCAACATTGTAGAGCAGGTCGTGTTCTTCGATGACATATACCCCAAGAATACGGAGACGGTCACCAGCATTGAGACCGTAGACCGGGCGTATGTCATGTACTGCAAAGACACGCCGTTCCGGCCTTCGGACATGATTAAAGGTGAAACCCTGGGCGCAACTTTTACGAGCGGCAGTCTTATGGGACGGGATTTTGAGCTAAGTATAAACTACAAACCAGAGACGTGGAAACCGGAGGATGGATTTGATAAGAAGTTCGAGATCATCGCGCAAGTAGAATCATCCGGTGAAAGCCAACTTATCATCCCCAACGAAAGCCTGCATCCCGAGCCTGGAGATACGTTTGTCATAACAGGCGTAAAACTACCTAAAGAAAGGATCGAGGAGGCTGAAAAGGAGCTCTTGAAGGCCGGGGAATCATATGCCGCGAAACACAGCAGCGACACGGACGTATACGACTGCGAAACTAATCCCGTATACTGCCAAGAAAACAAGAAGAATTACGATGCCGGGCAAGCGGTTCGCCTTGTGGATCCACGCTTCGGAGAAAGCGGCCGATTATCACGCATCCAGGGATACGAAAAAAAACTATATAACGAATATATCGCCACATATACGGTAGGCGACAATACGGCATATTCTCGTATCGGCAACATAGAATCGGAGGTGAAGGCAAACCTGTACGCACAGCGCATAGGCGTTACCGAATCGGGAGCCTCAATCTACCTTATCACCCGCTACGATTCCACTGCCGCCGCAGACTACAATGCCTATTCCGCCAAGCGTGCACTATGGGAATTCGCCAACAAACAGTTCCCGGACACATTCAAAGGTAAAATGACCTTTGACGACGGTGCCCAGTTCGGGGGGTTCGCATCCGGCATGACTGGCTTTGGCGGCATAATCGACAAGAAAGGGAACGCAGAGATGCAGAGCCTGAAACTTCGGGGATTCCTGGAGGTACCGGAACTCCGCTACAACCGTGTCGAAATATCCATGGGCGATACGTGGTATGCTCCAAGTGCCGGGATCATCGAAAGCGTCGACACCGAAGCCCAAACCATCACCCTCAAGCTCGAAGAAGGCGAGATCGGAAGTCCTCGGGTCGGGGATATATGTATGGGCATCTTCCACAATTTGAACACTTCGGAGAATGCAACCGCGGATTATGACGATGGCCGTGGCAACAGGCGCTTTGCCGGGTTCGCTACCTGCTATTTCCGCATCACCGAAGAGCTGGATACTGCAACTTACAAGACATTCAAGTACCAACTACGCCCGGCATCGGGAACTTACCCCACCCAATATCATCCGGCGGCGTCGATGACCTTCGTGGGCTATGGCTCCTTCTCGAATGAGGATCGGCAGACCTCCCGCTACGAAACCCGGACATACCAGCGTTATTTAACGGGAGTTTCCGATTGGGAGTTCACTGCGTCCAATATCGCCGCGCAATATGGCGACCTGTCAAACCTGTCCGTATTCGGGATAAACATGACGGGATATTCGGCATACCTGAACAACATCTACATGTCGGGCGTCATTCATCAGTTCACGCCCGGCGGCGAAGAGGTGCCCACGATCATAGACCGCGGAGTGTGGAGCGCCACGGAAACATACAACCGCAACGACGACGTATATTGGAACAACGGGCACTGGCGCTGTCTGGTCGACGGCACCAAGACCGAGCCCGGCAAGGATGCCGAGGAGTGGGTATACTTAGGCGGATACGGGATGCTCGAAACGGTCAGCATATTCAAAAAATCGGAGAGCGAACCGGCGAAACCTACGGAGCTTAAAATACCGCCCGAAGGTTGGACTACGGAGACGCTCCCGATGTCGGATCAACGTCCTACATGGATGTGTACCGGCACCGTTGTCGACGGAGAGGTCAAATCATGGTCTGCTCCTCAGCGCGTATCGGGCGAACCGGGATCCGATGGGAAGGATGGTAAGGATTACGAGTGGATCTTCGCACGCACATCGGAATACAAAGCCCCTGCACAACCGCCCACCTCACAGCAGGACGATTACGTTCCCTCGCCCTCCGAAACCTCGGACGGGCAGGTGTGGACGGACGATGCCGTCGGGCCCGATAGCGACACTCCTTACGAGTGGGCCAGCAAGCGCGTGAAGGTAAATGGCATGTGGGGCAAATTCACCGACCCTGCGCTTTGGGCAAAATTTTCGTTCGACGGAGCGGATGGTGTGGATGGTGAAGGTGTAGAATACATATTCACGCGTACGGAAACCGAGGATCCGGGCACCGTTCCGGATGTTCCCGATGTTGCGGAATACGATAATCCCCCGGCTCCATGGACGGATGACCCTACGGGAGTAGACGCCACATATCGCTACGAATGGGTGTCGAAGCGCAACAAGGTGGAAGGTGTTTGGGGCGCATTTTCCTCGCCCTCGATTTGGGCGCGGTATTCTTACGACGGGCAACCGGGGAACTGGACATCCTATGTATTTAAAAATAGCGATACGGAGCCAGCAAAGCCGACATCCTCCGACCCCATTCCGTCCGGATGGAGTGACGCGCCCACTGGTGTCGGTATATGGTGGATGTCCAAGGCTACGATAGACGCATCGACCGGAAAGGCCGGGGCGTGGTCGACGCCTATCCGCGTAACGGGCGAGGATGGGGAGCCGGGGCCGCATACTGACTTCAAATACGCCAAGAATAACAGCACCACCACGGCGCCGGCGCTGGTCAAAACGGATCGCACCCCCGCAGGTTGGAGCGACACCCCGCCGTCGCTCTCTTCGGGTGAATATCTGTGGATGACCCAGGCAGAAATAGACGCCAACAATAGTCTGTTGCACCCGACGGTAGGCTGGGCAACTCCGGTACGCATATCGGGAGAGCAGGGCCCTAAAGGTGATGACGGCGCCCCCGGCGAAGACGGCGCTCCCGGCAAGGATGGCTTGCAGGGTTGCATAATCCGCCTCACGGAATGGGCATCGGGAGTGGAATACCGCAATGACCTCGACCTTGTCTCCAATGGCCCCAGATACATAGACATAGTTACGATCTATGCGAACAACAAACAGCTGAAATTCCAGTGCAGCCAGACGCACACTTCGTCTGCTTCCAACAAACCGGCGGCGGGATCCGCGTCGGCATATTGGCAACAACTCAACGACATGGTGCCGATATATACGCCCCTGTTGTTCGCAGAGAATGCCGTCATCAACTTCCTGCAAGGTATGGAGTTCGTGGTGCACAACTCCAAGACAGACATTTCCGTGAATACTATCATCGCAGGGCTCGTGGGTGGCGATATTCCACTGTTCGTCGGGAACAGTACACCGTCGAATGCGCCGTTCAGGGTTGCTAAGGACGGGGCATTCGTGGCCACCAAAGCCGATATTACAGGGACTATCAACGCATCGAGCGGAACGATAGGCAACTTTACAATTGACGAAGGAGCATTAAAATCCACAGACAGCTTCGGTGATATGCTTCTATCTTCCAATCTGATTAAGTTTACAGGCAGTAAGACTAATCTTTATCTTGGAGTCGACACCTGGCCGGCATCAACGGGTGGTGCCCTCTATGGGCCTATAAGAGCAGAAGTAAGCCGCAGCGCAGCCGGCGGCACGGCAGGCAATTACGGAGTGTATATAAATGTCACCGGAGCAGCATTATCGGATGGAACCACTACCGCTGCACGTCAGTCCGGAAACCATGCCTTATATATCCCAGAGGGGTTCATAACGGGTTTCAGGCTGAGGAATGTGCGAACCTCTTCCAATAGAACCCTGACCGACATGGACAGCGTGGTGTTCAGTACGGCTACGAGAGAGATTACGCTGACTTTACCGTCTTCACCAAAACAAGGGCAGATTTATTTCATCCGAAAGGTCGGCAGCGGCAATGTCAAGTTGACGCGCGGGAATACCCAGCACAGGATATGCACCAATTCCAACTCTCAAAACAACACTGAAATTACCTTGGATTGGGGTAAGCTGTGGATCATATTGTGGGATCATGTGAACAGTATGTGGACGGCCAACTGGTGCCAATATTAACACAAAAACAGGATATATGAAAGCATTGAATTTAAAAGAATTTAAACTGTTCACCGATATTTCCCGCGCCGGGCATATTGTCGTCGACGCCCGGAAAGAGTTTGCCAACGCCATATACATGGGCATGAACGGCATCGTAGCGCATGACCTGGCATTCCGCATCCTCCACAGCGAAGGCGGCATCGAAGTTTCCGACGAGGAGGAATTGATTATCGTTGATACCGCAAAGATGTGCAAGGCGGTCTTCTACGACAGTATCATGTCCGCTCTCAAAAAAGAATAAACGCTCGAAAGGAATATGAAACGCATCCGGATAGGCAAGGACATAGAGATACATTGGCCGATACTCACCAATGGGCAGCAGGTAGCACTCGAAGGGCGCGACCTGAGACTCTTCGTCCATTTGCCTTCGCATATGGACATTCCCGTCGATTTCACCACCGAAGGCAACACCGCGATTTTCACCATCAGCGGAGCAATGCAAAAATCCATCGGGGTGTACCGTCTCACCATGTGGGAGAATTTGCAGAAGAGAGGGCAAACGGCGGTCGACTACTGCAAGGCCTTCGAATTGGTTCCTACGACACTTTTGGAAGGTGGCGAAGACGAAAGCAACCTTACAACGGAAACTGTCAACCTTGAGGCGTCAAGCCTTGTTATCGGATTGCCCGGCGAGAGTGCTTACGAGGCATTCAAGAAATACAACCCGAATTCCGAACTTACGGAGGAAGAATATGCCGAAGCCCCTATTAACGCTGCAAACGCCGCGAACGAAGCGGCAAAAGCGGCAAATGACGCTGTAAATAAGGTAGGGGATATTGACAAACTCCTTGCCGAAAAGGTCGACAAGGAAGAAGGGAAAGGGCTTTCGACGAACGACTACACTGACCAGGAGAAGGAGAAGCTGGCCGGGCTCTCCAACTACGACGACACGGAGATAAGGAAGGAGTTGTCCGACAAGGTGTCCAAAAAGGAGCTGACGGAGGCTGCGGCGGGCGCACTGGCTGAAGCAAAGTCGTACACGGACACCAAGACAACAGAACTATGGAATAATGTCAGCGATGTGTTTGACGCCACGTCCGAGGAGCTCAACAGCAACATATCCGGCGGGGATGCGCAGACACTGACCGAGGCCAAAAACTATACGGACAAGGCGATCTCAGAAATTCCCACCCCGGACGTCAGCGGCCAGATCGAGCGGCACAACACCTCCCCCACGGCGCATCCCGACATCCGGGAGCTGCTCAACACCTGCGTAGGACTGCCGGAGTTCAACGACAAAACCTACGAGCTGACCTTCACGACAAAGGGCGGTGCCAAGTTCATCATCGACCTGCCTATCGAGATGATGGGGCTGCATTACAACGAGGATACCCAATCTATCGAGTTCGTAAATGCCGACGGCTCCATATCCTCCATCCCGGTTTCTGACTTCGTGAAAGTATATGTCGGCTCTATCGGTTCCGAGATACAGGTTACGGTCGAAGGCTCCGAAATCCGCGCCTCCCTGCTCAACAACACCGTATCCTGGGACAAGTTGACACTGGCATTGCAGGAGATGATCCAGGGCAAGGCCGACCGCACGGAGCTTCCCACGAAACTGTCCGAACTGGAAAATGATTCCGGATATGTGACTTCGGAAGAATTGAATACTGAATTAGGCTACAAAGACCACGTAGCCTACATCCTCAAGGACTTTACGAAGAGCTATTATAACAATACGGGCTCGGACATCACGGATCGGAGCATGGTCGTTACGCCTACGCAGTCAGGCGTGACGTCGAACTTCTCCCTGACCAGCCGCATCCCGGTCGCAGCTTCGGACTTTATTTTCGTGCGCATGAAGCTGCGCGTGGACAAAGAGTGCTCTTTGCGGATCATTACCTATTCGGACAATCTCGACCAGCGGGGCCGCTGGTTCGTCCTCAAGGCAGACCGCACCTACGAAATCTACTACCGCGGCAAGGCGGCGTCGGTAGCGGGAGGGCTGAATGTGGGCACCAGCATACCCGCAGCCACCAATATCGGCCAGAAGGTCACCATCGAGGATTTGATCGTCACGCTTAATAACTATGACGCATGGTGCGATGCCGAGAGCCGGGCCACGCTGAAAAACTTCGACACGGACTCCTTCACCGTGGACGAGGGCGGGACGGGGCATTTCTTCTCGGTCGCGCAGGCGTGCGACTTCGCAAGGGACACCTTCGATGTCGTGAACAACGCGGTTACGGTGTTTATCCGCAACGGCCTTTACGATCACGAGGCCCCGAAGAATGTGGCGATGGGTTACCCGTATGCGATCATCAACAAGGGGGCGAACCGCATATCGCTTATCGGCGAGAGCCGCGACGGCGTCATCGTCTCGTATGAGAACAACTCCGTGAACCGCGCCAAGATCATCGAGGCGGGCGGCGAATGCACCATCGCCAACATGACCGTCAACTGCCTGAACGACGAGAGTTATACGGACGCCAGCGCCGGCGGTCACCAAGTCTGCTACTGCATACATATCGATTCGGTCTTTGCCGCATCTGAGCGATATTTCACGACGGTACGGAACTGCAAACTCTTCAGTACGTGCCATTCACCCGTCGGCGCGGGCCTTGCCGACAACCAGACCATTCGGTTAGACGGCTGCGAGTGCGTCAGCGACACGCACGTAGGCACTTCGACGGGCGCGGCCACCATCCACGCAAGCACCGATGCTGCGGCGAAAAATATGGCCGTCGAGATCATCGGCTGCCGCCTGCTGTCGCTCGACGGAACCAAATCGCTCTACATGCCCGACGTGGAGGGCGGCGCTCCCTTCACACAGGTCGACGTCACGCTGCTGGGCAACACCTACTACACGACGGGGCCGGAGATCACCGATGCCGACTTCTTGTCCAGGCACAAGCTCACGCCGTGGTCGGATGCTTCGTTCAGCGAAATTTCGGTTATCGCGCACTCGGACTGCACGCTCGAAGCGCGCGTGACGCACCTCGAAGGGCTACTCGTGGGAGTGCTCTCGGGCAAAGTGCTGATCCCGGAATTGCAGGTGAAGAAGCTGGGCGTCTGGGGCGACAACAACCTGGTCGTCACGGGCGAGGGCGCGCCGGCGAAAGCCCCCGACCGCGCAGGGCAGTTCTATGTCGATACGAAGAACAACGCGGTCTACCACTCCGTGGGTAACGGCGCGGTGTCGGACTGGAAGAACGCTTAAACTACATACAACATGTCACAAGTCAACAAATACGCCAACAAGGCGGGTTACACGGCCGACAAGAATCGCAAGGACACACAGTCGGCGGTATCCTACATCGAGGACGACGGGGCGCTCATCTACGACGGCGTGAACGTCGTAGTGGACAAGCCGGCCGCCGGGGTTGGTGACCTTGCGGTCTTCGACAAGACCACGGGAACTATCCGCTTCGTCAAGGGTGCGACGCTTGTTGCAGAGCAGCTGCCGCCGCAGCTTGTCCCGGTGGCCGTGGTCTATGCCCGGCAGGGCGGGCGGGTGCTGATCGTGTCGCTTCGCAATGCGGCAAGCAGCGTTTACTGGGCGTACTCTTACGAGGTCGCCCTATCTGGCTTCGAACTGTCTACGGGGGGAACCTTCACGCTTCGTATCTATAATACCGACCACGCATTCACTTATGCCCCGGGTGCGACGCTCGCGGATATCGCCGCGCAGATCAATGCGGACGAAAAAATCAGAACCACTTATGGCTGGACAGCCTCTGCCGATGAAGCAGGGGGACGAATTGTCATGTCGACAAACACGTGGTCGCCCAATTATGTGCTTATCGACGTTACGAATGGCTGCCAAATCACCTATCCTCGGGAGAACGTGAGCTATCAGACAACACTCACGGGGATACTTATCAAAGGAACCAGAGAAGAAATTCGCCGCAAGAATGGTGTGAATTCAAATATGGCAGGTGGTGTCCTCGACCAGTTCGCGGAATATTATTCGGAGAGAGGCCAGGCAGCCACAGGACAAAAGCCGGGAAGCGGCATAGTCATTCGGGAGAGCGTTTTCACCGAGGCCGACAACCCCGATCTGGTTGCCGTGTATCCCACCTACAAGGACTACCTGTTCGCCGAGCACATGGCACAATATCCTACGGAGTTCGGGACGATGTTGCAGGATGGCAAGACCAACACGAACCTGATCGGGCGGCTTACCTTCGAGGATATTTACGGCAAAACACAGTACCGCTACCCGGCTGCCGCCGCAGCCCTCGACTTCGGCATCACCGTGGACGGAATGACGACGGGGCTGGAGGCGGGGGCATGGTGGCTGCCGTCGTCGGAAGAGGTCTACCTGCTGATGCACGACAGGGTGTGTTTCGCCGCTGACGTGGAAAAAGACCCTGTAAACCGTACGCTCTTACGCTTGAAAGCTACCACGTGCTATGGTTATTATTATTATGTCCATACTTCATGCGAGATGCAGGAGAGTTACATCTACATTTATAACGGAAGGGCCGGCTCTCTGGGCTATACAGGCAAGTGTTATAAATTCTCGTCCCGCCCGGTCTGCGCCTTATAATTATCTGAACCATGGAAACACAACGACAGATCGACACCCTCGAATCACGGCAGCTCGAATTACGGGCAGTCATGGCCAAGTCCGACGATAGGGCGGCCAAATGCATCAAGTCCGGCCTTGACTTCCGGGCTACCTATCCCCTGGATTATGAGGAGTACGAAGCGGCCAACGCGGAGTACAACGCGAACGAAAAGACCCTTGCGGAGCTGAGGGCCCGGCGTGCCGAAGAGCTGGCCGCCGAAGAAACGGTTATGGACTTTCAAAATATTGAGCAATGAAGATGTATATGACCAACAAGCCCAACGGCGAGCCGTTCTATCCCGTAACCGTAGCCGAAGCCGTGCTTGTTTCCGAAGGGGAAACTTTAGCCGCGGTGCTGCAACGGCTTGAACAGAGGATCGCAGAATTGGAGAAGTCGGAAGCGGCGCCCGAGGCGCAGGCAGACGTGCTGACCGAACAATAGAATATATCCTATGGAGGAATTGTGGAGGTTTATAGAAAGGTTATGCGAGAAAGTATGGCAGGTGTCGATAGGCGCCCTGGTGTACATGTTTAACGCCATAGCCCCGATACACGACATACTGACGGCCTGCATGATTATATTCGCCGCGAACTTTTTCACGGGCCTGTTCGCCGGCGTGCTCGTGCAGCACGAAGGATTCATATTCCGCAAGGCTTTCAAGTGCATATCCGAGGCTGCGGTAATATCGGGACTGATGGCCATGATACTGCTCGTCGGGGACAACATCGACAACCACGACGGGGCGATGTCGGCGATCTCGCTCGCAGTATATGCCCTGATATATTTCTACGGGGTCAACATCCTCAAGAACCTGAACCGCATATTCCCGAAGAACCGATACATCGACTTCCTGTACTATGTGCTCTCGTTCGAGATGATTAAAAAGATTCCCTATTTGGAAAACTACAAACAAAAACAAAAGGACAAATGAAAAAGAAATGGATCGTATGGAGCATCGTTGCGGCCGTGGCCGTAGTGCTCGGAATCGTATTCCCGCGTTACATCCTCGTGGGGGTTGTTTGTGCTATGGCCGGATGGGTCGGGCATATCCTGTACACTAAACACATCGCGCAATGACACGAGGGCTCAGAAACAACAACCCGCTCAACATCGAGAAGACACGGGGCGGCAATCCCTGGCAGGGCGAGGTCGTGCCGTCGAAAGACAAGCGTTTCGCGCAGTTTACGACGGTGGCATACGGCTATCGAGCTGCCTTCAAGCTGTTGAACAACTACCAGCGTAACTACGGGCTGGACACGATCCGCAAGATGATCGGCCGCTGGGCCCCGTCGGAGGAGAACCACACGGACGCCTATGTCCGCACCGTGGCGGAAAGATCGGGGGTGCCCGCCGACAGCCGGATCACCACGACCAACCGCGACGTGATGGTTCCCATCGTTGCGGCCATGTCGTTCGTAGAGAACGGCGTCGAGGCCAAGATGCTCGACGTGCAGGCCGGGTGGGAGTTGTTTGTAAAAGCATGAAACGCCTGATTCTCTACCTGCTCGCCACCCTTTCGGCCGGGGCCCTGCTCTTCGGCTGGGGATACCGCAGGGGCGCCGCGTCGGTGGTTGTCGAAGAAACGACGCGTATCGACACGGTGTTCTACCCGAGACCGGAACCGCTGCCCGGCACGTACCGCTTCGCCGACATCTCGGTGCCGGTGCTGCTCTTCGCGCCGCCCGACACGGTAACGGAGACCGTCGTTGTGAAAGTCGGGGCAGACAGCGTGCAGATGAAGGTGGCAATGGAAACACGCCCCTACTCGGACAGCACCTACCGGGCACAGGTCAGCGGGCCCCGGATCGGCAACCTGCGGCCGACGCTCGACTGGATAGAAACATACAACTGCACTACCACCCGACAGCAGGTAGTCACCCGGCGGAGCCGCTTCGCCCTGACTGCCGGGATCGGGGCGGCGTACACGCCGCAAGGGTTCCAGCCTACGGTCGGCGTAGGAGTAGGTGTTATTTTATGGCAATTCTGACAGGTATGAAGATAATTTATAACGACATCATCCCCTTCAAGGGATACAAGGCTATCAATCTGTTCGGGATCGTATTTGCCCGCAAGTCCGCCCGCCCGTTGTCGGATAAAAATAAAAACCACGAAGCGATACACACCGCACAGATGAGAGAACTGTTATATGTGCCCTTCTACATCGTCTACCTATTGGATTGGGTATTTCACGGCTTCAAGTACCGAAGGATAACTTTCGAACAGGAAGCATATGCCCATGAAGATAACCCTGAATACCTTGAAATACGAAAACACTACGCGCAATGGAAGAGATGATTTACATATACTGGGATGACTTCCCATCGGTTGTAACCGAATAACGGGCCTTGGGGTACGGGCATAAAAAAGTCCCCAACGCTTTCCCGCATATACCACTATACGATTGTGCCAACGCACCACATTGAGGACTTATTCCTTGAATCGGTGTGTTGGCTTTTTGTATAGTGGTATAACAAATTTATAATAAAAAATCGGGAAAGTATATGCGTAAATCAGAGCTTTTTGCACAAATACTCGAATGTGTTGCATTTGAAACTGAAATAGCTAAGGAACAAATCCTTTCGAAGGATAAATTTCAAGATGTGGTCGATGCGCGCTACATGCTCGTACACTTCTGCCATAAAAACGGCATGTACACCACCGACATCGCCCGGATGATGCGGTTCTCCCGACGCGCCATAGAGAAGATGGTCGCCGGGTTCGATGAACGCAAGCGATACAGCCACCCTATATTCGAAATACAGTGCGAACTTATTGCGAAGAAGTTGCCTCCCATCTGCGCCCCAATGAATTGATATGCCTGCCGCCCGCAGCCACCTTTGCAATGTTGCAACAGGTGAACGCCCGGCCTTGACAGGGGCGGCAATCATTCAATAATTATTAAAAATGGGTTCGGATAAAACTTATATTTTCGATGGAGGCGGCTCGGGTGGCGGCCTTGACATCGCGGCTCTCGTCTCGTCAATGATGGGCAACAAGGGCATGGATCCCAACCTCGTAGCGGCACTCATGAACGGTAACAACAACCGTGGTGCATGGGGCGGTGACGGGTGCTGGTGGATCTGGATCATCCTGCTGTTCTTCTGCTGGGGCGGCTTTGGTGGCAACGGCTTCGGCGGTAACAACGCCAATGGCCTTCCTGCGCAGCTCAACGGTGACGCCGGACGGGAACTTCTTATGAACGCAATCCAAGGGAACGGCGCAGCCATCAATCAGCTGGCATCGTTGCTCAACTGCTCTACGCAGCAGATTCAGAACACGCTGTGCAACATCCAGGGCACCCTCGGCATGTCAAGCCAGCAGATCATCAACGCTGTACAGTCGATGGGATGCCAAATCGGCAACCAGATCGCCGCGTGCTGCTGCGATATGAAGCAGGCCATCAATGGCGTCAATGTGGGCATGGAGCGCGGATTCAGTAGCGTTGCCTATGAAACACAACGTCAGACCTGTGATTTACAAAACACAATTCGCGAAACTTCTCAAAGCGGGACTACAGCGATAATTTCCAAACTGGATCAAATGCAGGCAGCTGCATTGCAGGATAAAATTGATGCCCTGCGCGAAAAGAACAGCACGCTGACCACGCAGCTCAACCTCGAACACCAAAACGCCTACATGGCCGGTGTTGTAGGACAGGCTGTAGCACCCGTGAACGCCGCTGTAGCGGCTTTGCAGAATGACGTGAATAGCATCAAGTGCAAGCTGCCCGAAACGGCTACCGTGCCCTATTCGCCTATTGTCGGTGTGCCTACGTGTATTGCCGCACAATATGGTCTCGGATATGGTGCAGGGTTTGGCTTTGGGGGGAGCGGCGGATTTTGGGGATAATGCTATTATTCGCCGATAGGTGAAATGTTCTTTGACTTACTGATAAGAGGCTTCCCAATCCGAAAGCCAGCGCCAATGAAATCCTTTCAATGTGCGAGTTGGTTTTCGAATGCATTCATATATTCCTCCGATGTGAAATCCGTGTAATTGATGGGCTTCGGATGCTGTTTTATATTTTGCAACCAATATTCCATTTTTAATCTGGACAATTGGCTTTCTGTTTTTCTTGTTGGGTATTCTTCGTGCTTTTGCTGCACACTCTCTTGTGACAGGGTTAAGCATGTTCATTGAACGAGTACACCAACGAAGATTACGTGCCACATTGTTCGTCCGGTTCCCATCTATATGGTCTACATATGCATAGTTATTAGGATTGGGGATGAACGCTTTAGCAACAAGCCTATGGACTAATTCAGTCTTATCTACTCCGTGTAGGGATGTAAGTCTAACTCTCAAATATCCTCCCCGATTTGGGCGAGGAGTTAATATGCGAGGTTTAGTCGTCCAACTATTGTTATTACCTCCGCTCACGCGATGGGATAGCGATGAAACCCTACCATAATCAGATACCGCGAAATAGCCGAGCGTACCATCAATAATACGCCATTCTTCTCCTTCGAGAGCAATTCTCTCTATAAATTCCCGATTTGTCATTGCCAAACAATTTAGTGGTGCCAAACGAGAAAAAGAGGGAAGGACGTTTGGCAAGCCCTTATCAGTTGGTCATGACTCCAACCTATCCCGATGTAAAATTAGTTATAATAACTTAAAATACAAAAATATGGCAGTATTCCCATTTCAGTATGTTAACCGCAGAGGCATACCGGTACTAAAAACTACAGGCGTGACAGTGGAGACCACAGGGGTTGTGTTTTCCTTTCCCAACCACGCATTTGCAAATTCGTGGTACCGGGGACTCGTGCTGGTTGAGTTGGTACAGGAAATCCCTGCCGGCACAACGGGAACACTTCCCGTGCTGTTTGAAACCAACGGGCAAAATAAGAATCTGACGACGTACAACGGAGCAAATGTTACAGTATCGGATATTCCGGGGTCAGGGGTATACCAGATATGGTATGACAAGCAGACCGATACTTTGCAATTGATGACCGGTGCCGTCTGAATTAAAAAAACAATTAACCGAAAGACGGGGAGGAGGGCTCCTTCTCCCCTATCTTTCACAAATCATTAACCAAGATGTTTCAGAACTTGAGAAAAGGCTCCTTAGTCTACGTTTTCGACAACAGGGAACAGCCTAAGTTTTATACAGCCAACGTAAAAGACGTATCGGCACCGTATTTCCCGCCCCAAAAGCCCGGGCAATTCTCGCCGATGCCGCAATTCATCAACATCTCGATAGAGGGCAACGAGCCCTGGGGCGTCCCTATGCAAGCGGACATCGTTTCAAAAGACGGACTTACCGTAGCGACGACACGGGAAGTGTTGAAGCCGACCATCATGGAGGCACAGCAGGCAAGCCGTGACATCGTGGAATCATTCGACAGGCACAAAGCCAACCTGAAGGTCTACGATGAGATCCTGATGCAGCTCGATCCCGAAGCTGCGCGTTCAAAAGAGCTCGAAGCCGAAAACAGGGAGTTGCGGAAGATGCTCGCTGACATGAACGAACGGCTGAGCCAGATACCGACGGCGGAAGAACTGAGGAGCCTTGTCAAGTCTGAACCACCTGCAAAAACAAAGTAACTATGGGTTGGAGAATCATAGGTGAAGGCCGTGGCGGCTTCGGCGGCCACGAAGAGGAGATGGAGCGAGAGCTCCGACGCGCCTACGAAGAAGGCTTTGAAGAAGGCCGGCGTGAAGGCCGTGGCGGATACGGTGAGCGTGGCGGCTACGGACAAGGTGGCGGCTACGGCGAACGTGGCGAGTATGACCGCGGCGGGTATGAGTATGACGACGCCTACGGCGAACGCCGTGGCGTAAGGGGTACAGGCCCCTATTCGCGGTATCGCAGGCGGTAAACCGGAGGGAGAGGGCCGCAGTGCCCTCTCCTATTTTAAATCGAAAAATATGGACAGGTTAGATACACATGAAAACTTCCCGGCAGGGTTCCGGGAATATCTCGAAAATTACGGTTGGCACTTTTCAAAGAAAATGTGCGAATTCGCCGTTGGCAAAATGAAGAAAAAGGATGCAAGCGGCAAAGAAACCCCTATTACGCCCTATTCAAACGACGAGGTTCACCAACTTCTCAAACAATATGGCGTAGAATTAAAAAACGATGTAGGATACAATGCTTGTTACGTTGCAAATATGGCAAAAGCAGACTTCCTTGGGTCGTCGTTACCGAATGAACAGTACTTGGCTAAATTCGTCAAAGACTATCTTGATGATATAGACGGCGCACCAACAAGAGCAATGGATGAATACTATGCAAAGACAATAGCGGAAGGCATTCCAATAATATGGGAGGACATGGTCTAATCACAGTACTCCCAGCGCATATTTCTATGTGTTTTTTGATGACCGCTAAGACATTGTTGTATCCCTCTATATTTATATATGCCAGCCTTTGTTGCGGCAATTATTGAAGGATATACAGTTTCTTCGCCATTGATAGTTATGGATCGAATCTTCCGAGTTCCGAATTGTTTGCCATAAAAATAACACTTTGCACCAGACTTGGCCTTAGAAATACGATTTACAGTTATGGGATTCAGCAAGTTTTCACTAAGCGTACACCAGCGTAAATTTTCAATACGGTTATCTGTTATAATTGTATTGATATGGTCGATACATGGTTTATTGGCAATATTTGGTAAAAATGTCACAGCACATAGACGATGCACAGAACAACGCTTGTGTATGCCATGAACGGATAGCATGACGCTCAGATAGCCGTTTAAATACGGTGTTTGACGGATTATTTTACCACGATGAGACCGTAAATGATTATTCCTTGCATTGACTAATCTATCAAGGCTCTTTATGCGCCCCATAGTAGATGCTTGATAGAATCCCTCATAATTGGGAATGTCGCGCCACTCTTCGTTTGGCAAATTGTCTAAAGATAGGTTTTGATAAGGCTCCATATTGGACAAAAATAAACATTTTTTTAAGAATGAAAAATATCGCAACGCTCGTCCGTAACCTGCCTGCCGACAAGTACCAGGAACTGGCCGGGGCAGTGAACGACGTATTCGAGAACAAGCGCTTCAACCGGGCGCAACGAAGGAGACTGGCGCGAAACTGGCGCAAGTACGGGAAAAGGGAGGAAAAATGAAGATTCGGGACTTGAGTATTCACAAGTATGGATGGACGTTGCGCATATATTATGCCGTGACGTGCTACTATACGGGCGAAATACTCAAGTCCCTTACCGACATCGGATGCCCCGATACGGTTCTTCATCGCGTACAGGGGAATATGGTGAAGTGCGAAATGGATACGGGATTCACCTACTCCAACAAGGAGCATCGGCAAAGTGTCATAGTAATAGGGATGCACTCCTCGCCGTGGGAATTTCTTAACAGCTTTGAGCACGAACTGCGGCACCTCGTAGACGATGTAGCCCTTACCCTCGGCCTGCCGATGGCCGGGGAAGAGGTAGCATACCTTACTGGCGAAATAAACCAGGCGCTATGGGAAGATGTGCACCAATTCACCTGTTGTAAATGTAATGGACATGGAAAAAGATGACACCCAATACTGGATGGCGATGCTCGAAGTGAGCGAATGCTGCGCACCCATATTCGCTGCCGTCGTATGCGAGTTGATGAATACGATGTAGTTATATTTCCGGGATTAAATCAACGGCTTCACGCTTCTTTTCGTCAATGATTTTTGCGTATATCTGAGTTGTTTGGATATTAGTATGACCGAGCAACTTAGATACAGTGTATATATCTGTCTTATAAGTTATTAGCAATGTTGCAAAAGTGTGACGCGACACATGATAAGTCACATGTTTTTTTATGCCCGCTTTTTTAGCCCATTTATCTAAATATTTCTCAATCACCCATACCATTGGGAGAGAAAATATAATCCCGGTCTCACATTCTGTTTGAGGCAACTGATTTAAGGCATTTGCAGAAAGGGGCACCCAAATTGGCGTGCCTGTTTTTTGCTGTATTACGCGCACTTGCCTTTTATCGTCATCTATCCATTCAATATCTTCCCATCTTAATTTCTGAATGTCCGACAAGCGCAACCCACAAAAGCAACTGAATAAGAATGCCCTTTTAACCATATCATATTCGCAGGGCGTGTTAATCAACTTTTTGATTTCCTCCATCACAAGAAACGTGCGCGGTTTATTTTCGGCTTCTGGACGGTCTTCTGCCGATATGGAATCAGCAGGATTTTTTTCGATAACCCCCTCTTTGACAGCCCTATTCAAAGCTGTAGATAATACTTGAAAATACAGCGCCCTGGTTGCGCCAGTTAATAACTTTCCTCCACGCCCTCGGACTTTGTTAAGGTATTCAATATACCCCTGCAAATATTGCTTGTCAACCTGTTTGAATGTAATTTTGTTCCCAGAGTATGCCACCAGATGATTTATTGAATTCTTGATGCTCTGAGCATACATCCTCCCTCCCTTTTCCAGGTATCGTGCCGATTCGGATTGCAGATAATCAATAAAACGTAACTTAACCTGCGCCTTTGAATTAGAAAAACCATGAGAGCGATTCTGCATTTCAACGATTTTTTCAGATTTTATAGCATTCGCCAAGCTAAGCGTCTCTTTATTTTTTATCCTATCAGCATTCGAGTGTTCTGGGATAAGATATAAATGTAAAAAATCATAAACACGATGCCCAGACTGGTAAATGTCAAGATATAAAGAAATATTCCCATTCTTTAATAGTTTGCGTCTTAATTTGACTGGCTCTTTAATCTTTGCAGTAGTCATGGGTAATGAGTTTACCGCGAAGATAGTAATAATTTGAATTTAGAGTAACAAACGAGTAACAAATTGACGACAAGTAACAACAATATGACGATAGAGAATACACTAAAAATCACATTGTCAAAAATAAGCAAAGCCCCATAAAACAGGGGCTTTACTTGTCATTTGTTAATTAGTATTTGTCGTGAGTTTGCTGCATTGATTTACGAGCCGAAGTTGTCGTATATAATTTCGGTCGAGGATAAAGCACATAGCTGTAAGTTGTTATCCACATCTTTTTCCGAATCTTTATCCCGACCATTCTTAGTTGTCCCGACCTGCCGCAACCCGGCAGGTCGCTTTGTTAAATCCCAACAGAAGATACTGCGGTGCGATTACGGCTCATGTAGTCGGGAACTCGATAAAATTCATTAACCGCCTATTTCAAGCCAGTGTATAGGGCTTAAATAAGCAAGCCACAACGGCGATCTACCAGTACATATCGGCAGAAACGACCTGCGTATTCACAGCCGGAATGTATTACCCAAAAACAAAATCACATGAAAAACAAAGAAGAAATCAGACACTATCTCAACACCCAATTTAGCGCATCGGAAGACGACATGGTGCAAATCGTCCGGAACGATTTCGACCGCATTTTGAATAGCGCGGCATCTTGTGCCCTAATTACGGTCGAGGGAGCAATACCCGTCTTGGCGGAGCAACTCCGCACCGAATTGGAAGCCCGACACATCGAAGCCGACCTCGACGTGATTGTAAAAGTAAGCTATCATCCCGTTTCGGAAATAAGTTTCGACGACCTATGCAGCCTTTTAACCGTCATCCACAAATTTGCCCCGCAGGTAAATATCGTCTGGGGCTGCGGTACGGATGAAACACTGGCTGAAACCGACTATTCGATTCTGTTGCTGATCGGGACATCGGCAGAGTAGATTTGCAAGGCCTGCCAAGACATATTGGCAGGTCGTTTTATTTCGTCCCGACAGAAGATACTGCGACGCAATTGCAGCTCATATAGCCACGAACTCGATAAAATTCATTATCTGCCTGTTCGGAGCGACTGTATAGGCCCAAATACAGCAACCGCCCAACAACTAAACACTTAACGACTGAGATTGAAATTTTCGGATAGCGACCATTTATGTACCACTTGTGTACCACCGCCACTTATCCGGCTATATACCACAAAAGAAAAATCCTCGATATTCGATTGAATATCAAGGATTTTTCATCAGTCGGGGTGACTGGATTCGAACCAGCGACCACACGCCCCCCAGACGCGTACTCTAACCGGGCTGAGCTACACCCCGTAGCGTTTCGGAGTGCAAATATAGTGTATTTTTCACAAATCGTCACATTTCTGCAAGATTTTTTTCTAATTTTGTCCTCAATGAAACGATTCGCACTTCTCATAGCGGTACTCACCGGGCTCCTGGCCAGCGGCTGCGGAGGCTCCGCGACACGCTCCGCCGCAGACTTCACAGTCGAAATCTACACGCCCGAGTATGCTTCGGGATTCGACATCCGCGGCCGGGACAAGGATGCCGCGACCCTGGTCACCGTCCGCAACCCCTGGCAGGGGGCCGGCAACGTCGAGCAGCACCTGCTCATCCTGCGCGAGGGGGCCAAAGCCCCGGCGGGCCTCGACGCCCAGGTCGTGAAAGCCCCCGTGCGGCACGTCGTCTGCATGTCTTCGAGCCACGTGGCCATGTTCGACGCCCTGGGCGAAGTGCGGCGCATCTCCGGTGTTTCGGGCATCGACTACATCAGCAACACCTACGTCAACGAACACCGCTACTGCGGCGAAGTGCGCGACGTGGGATACGACACCAACCTCAACTTCGAACTGCTGGCCTCCATGCGGCCCGACCTCGTCCTGCTCTACGGCGTGACGGGCGAAAACACCGTCGTCACGGGCAAGCTCCGCGAACTGGGCATTCCTTATATATATGTCGGGGACTATATGGAAGAGTCGCCTCTGGGCAAGGCCGAATGGCTGATGGTGGCCGCCGAACTGTGCAACGTCCGCGACAAGGGTGCCGAGACTTTCCGCGGAATCGCCGCACGCTACAACGCGCTCAAGACCCGAATCGCCGGGGCAGCCCGGAGCCCCCGCCCGAAAGTGATGCTCAACACGCCCTACCGCGACACCTGGTTCATGCCCTCGTCGCGGAGTTTCATGGTGCGCCTGATCGAAGACGCCGGCGGCGAATACGTCTACACGAAAAACGACTCGGACACCTCGGTCGCCGTCGACCTCGAGGAGGCCTACCTGCTGGCTTCGGCCGCAGACACGTGGATCAACGTCGGCCCGTGCAATACCCTGGCCGAACTCACGGCCCAGAACCCCAAGTTCGCGGACGTCCCCGCCGTTCGCAACCGGCAGGTCTTCAACAACAACCGCCGCCAGACCCCTGCCGGAGGCTCCGATTTCTGGGAGTCGGGCGTCATACGCCCCGACCTGGTGCTGCACGACCTGTGCGCCGTATTCAATCCCCAAGCCGCCGACACCGCGGAACTCTACTATTATAAACGGCTCGAATAATGAAGCGGCTCGCAATACTCCTCTCGGCCCTGCTCTGGCTGCAAACGGCGGCCTCGGGCGCGGAACCGTGGTTCCGCTACTTCTCGGACGGCCACGCTGTCATCAAGCAGGGTTCGCTCTACGGCTTCGCCGACCGCAACGGCGCCGAGGTCATCCCCTGCCGGTATACCAAGGCCTATCCTTTCAACGACGGCATCGCCATGGTGCGGCAGGGCTATGAAGTCTTCGCCATCGACACCCTGGGCAACCGCCTCGGCACACGGGTGAAAATCCCCCAGTTCTACAACCAGGACTTCGAATATTTCGTCCGCTGGGTGTGCAGCCGCCTGCCCTTCGTGTCGGACAACGAGTACGCCCAGCTCCGCAGCGAGGTCGTCAACGCCGTGGTCACCATCGGCAGGGACGGGCGCATCACCGGCTGCGAAAGCGTCTCGGCCTGCGATCCCCGGGCGCTGCGCAAAGTCCGCAGCATAGTCATGGAAGCCCCGGCCTGGTCGCCCGGCCTGGTCGACGGCGAGCCGGTCGAAATTCGCTACCTGCTGCCCGTCAACTTCCGGCACCTTCGTCCGATCAAATGCCATGCGGTCGACGCACAGGGGAATAAACTCAACGTGCAGATCGTCTATCCGCTCTTCCAGGGAGAATACG